TCCAGAACAAGTATAAGTACCACCTGCCAAAACTTGTATTGTTTCATCGCCATCTGTTACCATTACATTTGGGCAACCGCTCGTAAAACCAGTATCACAAATAGTCATATCGGAAACCATAATAACGTCAAACGTCATTGCCCAACCTGCTAATTTATTTTCAAACCTATCAGTAAACGGTTCTAAGGTTGCATCGCCGTCCATCATAATATAGTCAGGATTCAAGTCTCCTCGTTTCATAATGTCGTGAACTCGGTTTAACGCTTGTAACATTGCATTCATTATAGACGGTTCAAGGTCGTATTTTTCCTTGCTATCTAAAATATCCATCGCTAAAACAGTAATATTGAAGCGTTGCATTTTACCCTCAATACTTGCTGAATTTATAATAATATGCGCCAAAGGGAAAATCGTTTGTTTCGCCAAATCAATGTCGCTAATTTGCCCGTCCGTAATTGTAGCAATTAGGTTAGTCGCTTGTAACTGCGCTCTAAGTGTGTCAAGTATTTTGAAGTAACTCATTTCTTTTCCTTTGGTTTTTCTTGTTCGATTTGTTGAAGGAAAACCATTAATTTTTCAATATTCTTTTTTGACCGCTTTTTCATAGAACCCAATTAGTAAAGTTAGTATCTGAACTCGGATAAATGTCGCCGTTACTGTTGCTGTTATATTCGGGAAATAACGCTTGGTTAAAACACATATAATCAACAAATCTACTGCTGTAATGGTTTGCCGTTTGCGTTTGTTTGTCTATAAGCAAAGATAATTCTAAACGGTCGATGTTCTCGCTTTGTTCTGCGTTGTGTTTGTAAACTCCTTTGTTTCCAATCGTATAAGCCGAATAAGGTAAATATTCAACCATTGCCCAATGAATAAGCATAGGCTTAATATACGTGTTTACAAGTGTCAAATAGTTACCGCCTAAAGTATTCGCAATAATATCTGCTTTTATCTTTTCTAATAAATCCGTTCCTAAATACTTTTGAACGTGAATGTCTTGAGCGATTTTAATATATTGTATAAACTTGTCGGGGTCAACGTTTCCATTTAAAGACGTGAACTTTACCACATCATCTCTTGTTATTATTAATGCTTCTGCCATTATTGAAAGCGTTTATTAGTTGGTAAAAATCCGTTAAACGGCATATCTTTTGGAAGCGTTGAAACAAGTTTATTATTAACAACTTTATAACCTAACTTTTCAGCTTTTTTACCTGCTATTTGTCTTGCTGTTTCAACGTCAATTGCTTTGCCTTCAAAAGTTGCGTAAACCGCTTTATTCCATCTATGATTACAATCTCCTCCACCTTTATACAACCATACCGAATAAGTATCTACTCCTTTCGGACCCCAACCTGGATTAACGGGTATTGTTTCCATTTTGATAATATCTTCTTTGCGATAAACCTTAGTTGAACTCATCATTGCTTTGCAAAACTCACGGCTATTATCTGACATTTTACCTGCATAAACGTAACGTGTAAGGAATTTAATTCCGTCAATTGTTTTGTCTTGCTTACTTGTGATGTTTGGTCTTGGGTCTCCAGTTGAAACAAAGTTGTAAACCTTACTCAAAAGTGACGGTTCTAGGTCCTTAGAAAGCATTTCGTTTTCGTTATCGTCATTTTCGTAATCAACCTCTTTAATGTCAATCAAAACCCAATCTTTTCCAACTTCTTCGCCGAATGCACTAATGTCGATTTGTGAACTCAATTCCGTTCCAGTTTCCTCTTGCTTATCTTCGCTAGATTGTACGTTTTCCAAATCCGTAAACTCCAAAGGTTGTAACGTTTTAAAAAACAATTTAGCGGTATTTCCGTTGAAAGATGTTATTTGTTCTAATCCGTCAATCAAAAGTTGCTGTAAAGGTCTAATAACCATATTGTCGAACAATACAAAAGCATTCTTTAATTCATCTGCATTGCTTCCGAAACCGTTTGCGCTTCCTAATCCTAAAAGTAAACCACTTGTAATAGAATGCGAAACCATAATTTTACGCTCGCATTCAGTTGAAAGATATTGATAATGTTCTGGTGCATCGTTCAAAGGAATATCATCAACCGTTGTGGCTGTTTCTTTGTTGTTGTTGAATCCAACGATTACCCTTTGCCCTTTACTTCCAGTTAGCTTATTTTTAATTTGTGATTGTAATAAATTTTGAGTTTCAATGTCAGGTTGTCCGTTGTTGAAATTTACTACTTTCGTGCCACTAAAACCATTTTGCACCTCGTTAATAAGGTAATCACTAACTTCCTCTTCTAACAACGCATAAGACGTTCCTGCAACGTAATCGGGTAAAGCAAAATACTTCATTCCAATTGCATAAGGTCGAATAACTAATATTTCAATTTTATCATTTGAACTTCCGAATGTAGCAAATTTCTTTGGCGGGAATTTCTTAATATCTTCCCAATTATTTGAGTAATACCAATTGTTAATTTTACCCTCATCGTCGCATTTTTCAGGTGCTAAAAGATTCATGTCAATATGAAACGCCTTTAAAATTTTATCGTGCTTCTCGTTGTAGTGTACTTGTATTGCACATTGCCCTAATGTTTTTAAATCAAAGCAAAGTTTTCTTAAACAATCCTTATTAAACAAAGCCATCACTTGCGCGTATTCAGTAGGTTTTCTGCTCGCATCAATTACTCCTAATCCTTTACCATACATTAAGCGGGTAACGTTGTTTATAATGGATTGATTCGTTGCGCTTTTTCGATAACGGTCTATAAGAAATTGAAAGTAACTTTGATTTTCGCCAAAAGTAACCCAACCTTTTTGCTTCGATTCTATTATTTGCGGTGCTTCGTACTGCGCCAAATTTATTACGTCTATATTCATAGCATTACAAAATCATTATTACTTGAATGTTCGTCAGTTTGCAAACCTGCTTTATAACACCAAACTTGTTCACTACCTAAAAAGTTAGTAAGGTTGTATAATTGCACGATATAAAAACGCCCTGCTTTTAACGAATATACCGCTTGTACTCCGATATAATAACCATAGTCAATTATAGTCGGTGCGTTAATCGTTGCGCTTGTTCCTGCTTCTTGGTCGATTACTACAATACTTGTTATCGTTGTGCTACGTGGCGCACATTTTAATATTTGACTCGATGCACTTACTTGTAAAACATTCATATTAATAAAACTACTAAATTAGAATTCTGTTGCATAAAAAAAGGGTTACATTTCTGCAACCCCTTTCTATGGAGACAATCAAACAAAATTATGTAGTTGTGAAAGACGTTAATCCCGTTAAGTCAGTTAATAAACCTGCTTCCGTTGTGCAATTAATTGTGTTTGCTGGCAAATTTTCGATGCCTGTAAACGTCAATGTATAACCGTTCATATCGCCTGCCTCAACACCGCTTGCAATACTTCCTGCTGTTAAATCCATTCCACGTCTTAAACCTGCAATTCTGTAAAGGTTATCTCGACCTCTTACAATAATATGCGGTCTTCCGTATGATAGCAATTTAACCATTTTAGTAGTTTTTGCGTCCTGCTTTTTCAACGTAATACTTAATTCTTGTGAAAAGAAAGTTGTACCGTTGTTTCTGTCCGTTGTGATAGTTTCAGTGAAACTATTAGTTCCTTTTAAAGTGAATTTAAAACACGCTGTTACGTTTGCAATAGCCGTGATAATATCTTCCTCACCTGCCGTTGCTGAATAACTTACATCAACCTCGGGGTTAAAATCCCCGAAGTTAATTAAATATACCGCGTCTAATCCACCGATTGAGTCCTTACAAACTTCTAATCTTCCGTTAGCTAAGTCGCACATAAGTTCTTAGTTTACAGAGTTAGTAACATTGTAAGTTACGATGTCTTCAACAACACCATATTGAACACCTGCCGTCATTCTCATAACGATTCTTACATTTTGTGAACCGTCAACATCTGCCATATCCAAAAGTTTTACCTCTTGTGCATCGTTCATTAAACCAGTTCCGAATACTAAATTTTCTTTAGTTGTTGCAATCATTGTAGATGCAGGCAAACCTGGTGCGTGTGCTAATTTAACACCCTCGAAAGGTAAAATTGCGCCACCGTTAAACCACATTGAACCTTTACCGTCGATACCATTTGCTCCTAAGTTAGTAGCGAAACCACCTAATGCACGAACGTACAATCTGAATACGTTTGTAGAAACGTAGATATGGAAATCTTCACGTGCTGAAACTGCTAATGGAGTAGCGTCAAGTACTTTTCCAATTTCTGCAATAACGTTAGTTGACAATAAACCACCACCTACTAATGCAAGTTCTTGCGCTGAAGGTAAAGCAGGGTCTAAAGCTAACAAAGTAGTGAATCCGTCAAACTCTCCGTTATTAGATGCAACACCTCTCCAGATGTTTACTTCGTTTTCTGAAGCTACTTTTTCTGCGTATTGTGCCAATAAGAAATCTGTAAACGATTTCGGCATAACGTCAAATGCTGAATAACCCATTTCAATTGCGTCCCAATCATTTCTGAAAGTTGTTTTACACAATTGGCGGTTAACTTGTAACTCTTTAGGTTGAATTACTCTTTCTGTTAAAGTAATCGTTCCTGCAGGGTTAAAATCGCAAGATGCGTTTGATAAAAGTTTATCAGTTGCAAGTCTTTTCATTACTGACTTGAACTTAACGTTCGGCATAATCGTAATTAAATTACTTGCCAAAGTTGGTGCTGGCAATAAAGCCGCTGCAATGTATTTTCCTGCAAATTCTCCCGAATAAGAAGTAGTTACTGATGTAGTTGTACTCATTTTTTATAAATATTTTAAATTATTAAACTGCTGTTAAAGTGATTGAACCAGCTGCAACACCTGAACCGTTCACATACCAATTTGTGCCGTCACAAACTAATTCTGCGAAGTCGCCAATTGATTCTGCTGACGCCACGAATGAAATAGTGTTTTCGTCAACTCCTGCTACGTGTGCTCCGTTAACTAAAACGCTTCCCTCGATTGCGTTGCTAAGTGCTTTTACCGTCCAATCTGTAGTTGCGAACAATTGACCTACGATAAATTTGAATCGTAAACCTGCTGATGTTGCTACTGCTGGAAGTGTAATTTGCGCTCCTGCTGCTGCTTTTAATATTAATACTTTACCGCTATCTTTTGCGGTTAAAGTTGTTGCGCCCGTTACGGCTTCAACGTTTGCCAA